AGTAGAATAATAATAAGATAGATAATATATCCCCATATACCCCACATACGGGCCTCTCTGGTGGTGACAATATGTCTTATGTGGACAATTTCTGCTACTTAGCAACATAAGCCTATTTCCCTTTTGTTTTCAGTGACTTACAAAGTATCACGCGTTCTATATAGCGTGATACTTTGCTACATAAGCCAATCACACCACGAACCACAGGTCTGGAACCTTTCCTGCCCGCTTTCGCTTGCCGTCTTCGCGGCGGATCATTCCTGCGCTCACCATTTTGTTCAGGATCGGCTCAAGCGCCTCTGGTTTTAGGTGCATTCGATTTGCCAGAACCTTGGTCGATGCGCCCTTGTCTGGGTCAATGTAATTGATGACGCGGGCGGCAATGGCTTCCTCTGGGCGGTCCTTGGAGTTGTCGTTGGCGAAGACCAGTTTGATCTTGGCGTCCAGTTCAGCGCGGACATAGGCGAAGGCCCAGCGCACATGCTCGGCGGTTCTCTGGGCTGTTGGTATGGCCAGAATGAAGCTAATCTTAGCGACCAACTCATAGGCGCGCCGGATCATGGCGACGGATGCCTCGCCGGTGTTCTCGCCCATCTCCTCGGCATAGGCGTGCAGCCACTTTGACACTTTGCGGAGCATATCGCTGGCGTCGTCGTCAGTCTTGACGGGTTCGCGGTCGCCGGAATACTCCACCCGCCCGCCGATGTTCATCACGTCAAAGTTACCACCGTGGAAAATCTGCGCCAGCCTCATGGCAAGGTTTTCTGGCATCGGGCGCTTGCGAAAGTTCTCTCGTTCTTCTGGGTTGTTATCTGTTTCGGCCACGATGATCGCGCGGCCCACGAAGCCCTGCGTTGCAGTTTCACCGTCCATGATCTGATCGAAGGTGCCGGGCGTTGTGAAGCCGACAACGGAAAGAAACGGGCGGTCAAGGCCCTGATCCACCATGTTCAGCATACGCTGCGCGCGGGCGATTAGATCATCGCGGCCATCATCTTCAGCCTTGGCCAGCATCCCGCCAAACATTTTGCGAAGGTCGCGCTTGGTGTCGCCCTGCAAAAGCATTCGGCTGTTGGCTTTGGAATAGCCCGACATGATCGCGCCGAACACGCTTTCGAGATATGCCGCACCGCCGCGCTTCTGGGCATTGCGAACCTTGATAAGAAAGATGCCGATCTCGTCGATGATGTAATAGGCCGACTGGTGTTCGATCAGGTTCCGCATGATTTCTTGCTCGGACTTGATGCCGCCTTGCAGCGCGTAATGCACGCCCGCCGCGATGTGCAGATCGGTCAGGGCCTGCATCACAGCTTCTTTCCCGGTGGCGCTGGCGGCCACGCAAAAGGCCAACATGTTGGCTGTGACGCCATCGCGCAGGTCTTCGTGGCGAAGGCCACCGATGTTGCCGATGGCAGAAATGGCAGATGCCACGGCCAAGCGACGGCGAGGATAGCGGCACTGGCTGTCAATCCAAGCTGCCACGTCACCGACAAAACCGGGCGGCGTGAGAAGATCCAGCCCGTCAAGCGAGAACGGCGGCGGGAAGCGGTCGTTGCGCTCAGGGGCTTCTGGCGCGGGCGGTGCGAAGTCTTCTGCGCTAAACTCGTCCTGTGAATAGGATTGAACAGCTTGAGGTGATTGCCCGAACTTGGCACCATTATAGCCAGCCTCAAAGTCTGCGAAATCGTCGGCGCTCATTTCTGACCTTCCATTTGATCTGTGGCCCACTTTGCAAAGGCCGATTGTTCACTGGGCGACATGCGCCGCCAAAGCGCACCAACAAGACGCTTGATCTGCCGAGAAGCAAACAGCGCATGGCCACCGCTCATGCCGCCAAGCCTGTCGACGGCGGCAAGCGCATAGCATTCAAGCTCGGATGGGTTCGCAGTCTCGGCCCAGAACCTTGCGTCATCGCGGGCAGTGCCGTCAATAAGCGGCAGAAGCGGCAAGCCAGCCGCGCGGACGTTCAGCCAATCATAGGCGGCCCATGCAACAGCCTCGGGGTCTTGCTCGGCCAGCGTGTCAAGATAGACAACCGCCTGCGAAACGATATGCGCCGGGCGCGCAGGCCGAACAGGCGCAGGGAAATCAGGATCGTGGGTCATTTGCTTTCGCGCGCCAGCTTCAACGCCGCAAGCCGAACAAACGCAGCAATCGAAAGCCCAATGCGCTGTGCCGCAGACGCAATCTCATCTTTGTCAGCCTTGCTTAGTGTCGCCTTGATGTTTTCCATGATGGTCCTCCTTTGGGTTCATTTTGTGCTTGCACTATGCCCAACTTGGGACTATTGTCAAGTCACCGGGTTGAGAGCCTGCCCCGGTCAGGCGAGGCACAAGGTGCCAAACATGAAAGGAACGATCCATGTCAATCATGGAGTTAGCACGCAAGCCGGTTGACCGGCCTGTCATTGTGACAGTTTGCGGAGATGCTGGGCGAGGCAAGACAAGCCTTGCAGCGGCATTTCCGAAGCCGATTTTCATTCGTGCAGAAGATGGGATGCAAGCTATCCCAGTAGACAAGCGCCCTGATGCGTTCCCGCTATTGCAAAGCGCATCGCAGCTTTGGGAGCAAATCACTGCTGTGATTCACGAACCGCACGATTACCAAACTCTGGTAATCGACAGCGTGACCGCTTTGGAGCGGCTTTTCGTGGCAGATGTTCTGGCGCAAGACCCGAAGGCCAAGAGCATCAACCAAGCCCTTGGTGGATATGGCGCTGGCACGGCTGCGGTGTCGGCCATGCACCAGCGCGTCCGTAAGGGTGCTGGGCTGGCGAATGAAAAGCGCGGGATGCACGTTGTCTTCGTGGCGCACGCTGATGTGGAAACGCTGAAGCTGCCCGACGTTGACGACTACATGCGCTGGACACTGCGCCTGCCGCCTAAATCGCAGCCGCCCTACACCGACGATGTGGATGTTGTCGGGTTCCTGCGGCTTGTGACCTACACCAAAGGCGAGGACGGCGACCGCAAGAAGGCGATCAGCACGGGCGATCTGGAAATGGTCTGCCATGCCACGGCGGCCAACGTCTCGAAGAACCGCTACGGCATCACTGACCCGCTGGGTTACAACCTCGGGGAAAACCCGCTGGCCAAAGTCATCCCGTCGCTTGGCGGGGCAAAATTTAACACCAATGAAGAAGGAGCCGAATGATGGGCTTTTGGGATTTGAGCGACGGCGAGACAGCCGCAAACACCGGCACAGAATATGAGGTGCCTTCGGGCAATATTGAACCGATCCCGGCTGGATCGTCAGTGCTGGCCATGATTGACGAATGCAAGTGGGAGATGAAACCCACTGGCGAGGAGTTTATCTCGGCACGCTGGACAGTGATTGCGCCCGAGGAATACAAAAACCGCAAGGTGTTCCATAAGCTGTGGGTCTTGGATATGGACCCCAGCGCCAAGGACGAAGCGTCTGGCCTGAAAAAGCGCGATAAAGCCCGCAAGATGCTGGCAGCCATCGACGCCAATGCAGGCGGCAAACTGACGGCAAAGCCGGGACGCCCGACCAACGATGACCTTTTGAGCCTGACCAACAAGCCCATGGTTTGCACGATGATGATTTGGTCAATGCCAGATACGCGCAACGGCGGCATGATGCACGGAAATTGGGTGTCTGCGGTGGCCTCGAAGGCGTCTAAGGATATTCATGTTGCTGAGGCCAAGCCCTTGCCGACTGGTGGCGCGGCTGCATCAGGTTCGCGCGATGACTTCGGCGCTCAGCGTGGCGGCGGATATACCAAACCCGCGATGATGGACGATGACAGCATTCCATTTGCCCCGGTCTGGTTGATCTAAGCTGGAGCAAGGTTGCCAGCGCCACGAAGGTGGGAGGAGCCGATTACCCTGAGAATTCAGAGGCGCGGCGCTGGCAACACTATCAAAACACATAGGAGTCGGAAATGGAACAGCGAACAGAAGAATGGCACGCAGCGCGCAAGGGCCGCATTACAGCATCGTCTGTGGGGGCGATCTTGGGCCATGCACCCTATGCCACACGCGACGACGTGATGCGCCGCATGGTGCGGGAATGGGTCGGGGCGGAGCCTGAATTCGAAGGCAACATTGCCACCGAATACGGCACGCGCAACGAGGCTGGGGCGCTGACCGAATACGTGATGGAAACGGGAAATGCCGTTGAGGCTGTCGGGTTTATCACGCGCGAGGATTGGGCAGGGTGCAGCCCGGACGGGTTGATTGGCGACGGTGGTGGTCTGGAAATCAAATGCCCGTTTGGCATGCGGAAAGATGAAGTGCCTGCGTTTAAGTCGCTGGCAGATCAGCCGCACTATTACGATCAAATCCAGTTTTCTATATGGGTCACGGATCGGTCGTGGTGGCATTTCTATCAATGGTCGCCGCGCGGCACCGCGATGGAAAAGGTTATGAGGGATTATGCTTGGGCTGACGAAAACTTGCCAAAGCTGCGCCAGTTTTACGCGGAATATTTGGCTGAACGAGAAGAACCTGCGATCCACTTGGAGCCAAAGCGCCCGATCATCGACACGCCAGAGGCGCATCGGATCGCGGCTGAATACGACCAAATCTGTGAGGCCATCGACCGCGCAGAGGAACGCAAGAAGGAATTGCTTGCTGATATGGTTCGTATTTCTGGTCAGAAGGACACGATCTTTGCCGGGCGCAAGCTGACCAAGATCGAAAAGGCTGGCGCGATTGCCTATGCCAAGGCTGTCAAGGCTCTGATCCCGAATGCCGATCTTGAGCCGTATCGCGGCAAGCCTTCAAGCTATTGGGTGGTCAAATGACACTCCGCCCATATCAGCAGGACGCGGCAGATGCGGCTTTGGAATGGATGAAGCGCAGCGCGGCACCGTTTGTCATCGACGCGGCCACTGGCGCGGGCAAGTCTCACATCATCGCGGAGATTGCCAGAGTGATCCACGGCATGACAGGCAAGCGCGTGCTATGCCTTGCGCCAAGCGCCGAGCTTGTCACGCAGAACCGCGAGAAGTTTCTGGCTACGGGAAACCGGGCCAGCACATTTTCGGCCAGCGCAGGCGCAAAGGAACTGCGGCATCCGGTGGTGTTTGGCTCGCCATTGACCGTTAAGAACAAGATCAGCCGTTTTCAAATGCAGGGGCCAAGCGGATATGCACTGGTCATTCTGGACGAGGCGCACGGCATCACGCCAACGGTGCGGGACATCATCACAGCAATGCGCGAAGGCAATCCTAACCTGCGCGTGTGCGGGTTGACGGCCACGCCTTACCGTTTAGGGTCAGGATGGATATTTCAAGAGCATGAAAGCGGGCAAATTAACGGAGAAGATAAGGCATTTTCCCCCTACTTTGCGAAGTGCGTCTACAAAATAGATGCACGCGCACTGATCGGCATGGGCTACCTGACACCGCCGGTAATCGGGGCCATCAATGCCAGTGGATACGACACCAGCGGTCTTGCGCTGAACAGCCGTGGCCAGTTTGATGCTGACGCAGTGGACCGGGCCTATCACGGCCAAGGGCGCAAGACAGCGGCGATTGTGGGCGACGTGGTGGCTCAGGCGGCCAATCGAAAAGGCGTGATGTTCTTTGCTGCCACCGTGAAGCACGCGCAAGAAATCATGGCCAGCCTGCCGCCAGAGCTTTCCGAGATCGTCACAGGGCAAACCCCTAAAGCCCAGCGCGACAGCATCCTAAAGCGGTTTAAGGCGCAGCAGATCAAATATCTGGTGAACGTGTCGGTGTTGACCACGGGCTTCGATGCAAGCCACGTCGATCTGATTGCCATCCTTCGCAAGACCGAAAGCATCGGCCTTTTACAGCAGATCATCGGGCGCGGGTTGCGCCTGCACGAAGGCAAGACGGATTGCTTGGTTTTGGACTACACTACCAACCTTGAGGACCATTGCCCGGATGGTGATCTGTTTGCGCCGGTGGTCAAGGCTGGCAAGGCTGGTGGCGGTGAAGGTGGGATGACCTGCATCTGCCCGTCTTGCTCATATGAAAATATGGTCAGCGTCAATCCGCAGTATTTTGACTATCCGTATGATGAGGCGGGCTATGCGCTCGATCTGGATGGCCGACAGATCATGTCCGACTTTGGTCCAATCCCGGTGCATTTCGGTCGGCGTTGCATGGGGATGGTGCAAGCTGGCAAGCGCGGTGAATATGAACGCTGCGGCTATCGCTGGACGTTTAAAGAGTGCCCGAATTGCAGCATGGAGAACGACATTGCCGCGCGATACTGTGCATTCTGCAAGTGCGAGATTGTCGACCCAAATGAGAAGCTGAAGGCAGACTTTAAGGCACTGAAACGCGATCCCACGCGCTGGCAGACTGACCGTGTTCTTAGCATGTCGGCGTCACCCAACATAAGCAGAAACGGCAATCGCACATTGCGCGTTGAATGGGTGACACCTCACAGGCAATTTACGACTTGGGTGATGCCGGAGGCCAAGCACATTAGAGGGCAGTCTCAGTGGAACGCCTTTGACGGAGCCACGCAAGGCGGAACTGTTGCGCCAAGGACCGTGACATATCGCAAAGACGTTGAAAGCGGGTTTTTTGACATCCGCGCCTATAACCGCCCGGAGGACATAGAGCCGGAAGCGCCAAGCGTTGCGGAAATCGAGTGGGATCCATTTAGCGAGGGAGAACAACATGCGGCTCAGTGATTTTCAGGACATCGCGCAGGATGGCGTGCTGACATTTGGTGATCTGGAGTTTCGCGGCAAATGCCCTACCGAGGAGCAAGAACAGATCACGTTCTTCGGTCGGCTGCGGCGCACGCATCCTGATACATGGGGGAAGATCGCCCTGCATCCGCGCAATGAGGGGCTACGGATCGGCGGCCAGTTTGGCGCGGTATCGAAGCACAAGGCTGAAGGCATGACGCCGGGTGCTTCGGACATCATCATCCCGGCGCGGGTGGCTTTTGTATGCGAATTGAAGCGCCGCGACCCGACGCAAGGGCGCTGGCAAGATGGGCAGAAGGAATATCTTGCAGCATCGGCCAAAGCTGGGGCGTTTGCCTGTGTTGCGATGGGCTGTGACGCGGCTTGGCAGGCTTTTGAGGCTTGGCTGGCGGCCAGTGATCTAGCCTAGCTTGCGCCCATAAAAAGCTTCTAGTTCGGAAAGCCGCCTTTGAATTGCCGTCTTGGCACCATCGTCAAGACGGTTTTCTTTGTGCAGTTGCAGCATGTAGCCTTTAAGTTCCTGCACGCCGATGATTGTGGCTACTTTTTCGGCATGTGTTGGCTCTTGCCCGCGTGCCGCAACACGCAGGCAATGCCATTCTGCTTTGCTCCTTTCAAACCTCAAAGAGCCTCGCCCCTCAACCCGACCAGCATCTTGGCCTGCATGTCTTTTTCCCTGTCAGCAATCTCGCCGCCGCAGGCTAGATAACCGCAGCCATCGACCCAGTTGTCCGCGTGCGCCGGGTTCGACTTGGCGCGGGCCAGCTTCAGCAGCGTCATCATCACCGCCACGTCGTGCGGCTTGATGTTGCGCCCAAGGTGGGCAGACCAGTACGCGGCGATCAAACCGAAGTTGGCCTCGGCGTCGCCGTGCGTGCTGGCGCGATCCTTCGTGACGTACTCCTTGGCGGTGTCGAGAATTTCCGACCTGTTCATGCCATCGCTCCCTCGGTGATCCACTCTTCCTCGAAGCGCAGGTCTTCGATCCCGGTGATGTCGGCCAGACGGTGGCGGTAGACCGCCGACGGCACGACGCGGCCCGTCATCCATCTGGACAGACTGGATTTTGCAACTGGCACTTTGTCGGCGAGCCAGCCGAGCTTGCGCCCGTCCTTGGCGCACCACTGCCTGATTTGACTTTGAGCCATCATTGGCGCTCTCCCTTGTTTCGATGCTGTAGGCTTACGGTTTAAAAAAAGTTACGTCAAGTGCAATTTTTTGCTTGCATGAGGTGTTTCTAGCTGTATGGTGGTCATACGAACTAGCAACAAGGATGACCAAGATGACCAACAAAAACTCCATTTACGTCAGCATCGGTCGTGATGTTTACTCTCCCAAATCGAAGGCCATCGTATTCATCGTGCAAAAGATGACTGATTGGTCAACGCGGCATGGAGTGTTTTTTCGCACTGAAATCCGCAGCGGCAAGCGTGTGGCACAATTTACCATCCACGCATTCGGTCGCCGCATCATAAATCTGGTCGCCGCATGACCCTCGAACAAGAACTCAACAGGCTGGGCGTCATCGCCCAGCCATCACCCTGCCCCCAGCCAGCGGCCTGCGCGCCGCCCCAGTGGAAACCAACTTACCCCGGCGAAGAGCCGCCGTTTTAATAGGAGAGAAACATGAAGATCCGAGAAATCATCGCAGAGGCCTTCGCCGTCATCGCGCTGTTTGGTGTGGGCTACGGCCTGCTGCTGATCGGCCACGGGATGGGGTGGTGATATGGCAATCAAACTTGGAGCCAAAGACACTCACATCGTGCTGACCGCGCTGTGGGATTACCGCGAGACACTGACCATCGTTGCAGATGGCACTCTCAGCCCGCAACTCACAGACAAGATCGACCGCGTTGACCGCCTCATCGCATCGTACAAGAAATCTTTTTTCACGCTGGATAGATTGGGGATCATGTGATGAGCAAGCAAGACCTTCTCGCCTACATCGAACTGCGGCGGGAGCAGATCGAAGATCTGGAAAGGAGATATGGAACCGGGGTTCGCCCTGCATGGGTTGGGGAAGAGATCGGCATCCTCGCCCATTACAAACGTGACGCCGAAAAACAACTCGCAGAACTGGAGAAAGACAATGCAACCGACTGAAATCATTATTACAAACCGCCTCGCCACTGGCACCACCTTCGCCGTCCTTGCCAGCGACATGACGCAAAACGTGTTCGTCCCGTCCAAGCTTGCGCTAGATATCAGCCTGCGTCCGGGCCAGAAGATCATGGCTCAGATCGTGCCGAACACAAACCAGCCCGACAAAACGCAATGGCTGGCGATCTCGCTGGAAGACGCAGGGCCGATCCAGCCGCCGCAGCCACAGGGCCGCCGAGACACGCTGGCAGAGTTGATCTTGGAAAATCTGGATCAGGGTCGCGCCACTGTCGAAGAGATCGCGGAAGACCTGAACATGTCGGACGAAAGCGTAGCCAACAAGCTGTCCGAGTTGTTCGCAACCGGGCGCGTTGTACGGCTGACCTGCTTTGATTTGCCGGGAGATAAAGCATGAGCCTTAGCCCCAACATGACCGAAGACAAGCTGAAGGCCCTGCTGGATGCCCTGCCAGATGAGATGGACGAGGGTGAGCTGTGCGCCACGACGCTGACGATCTACAGCATCTTCATGGACGATCCGGCCCAGATCATATCTGAGTTGATCGCCACGATATACACCCTCGGTCAGACAAGCGGCATGAGCCGTAAGGATATTTCGTTCGTCCTGCGGGCGAGTGCGGATGCTTACGATGCAGTTCATCGCACGCAAACGAAGCACTAGGGAGAGAGAGATGATCGAATACGTCGCAATCCTCTGGATCACGATGCACGGCGGCCCCCTTGACGGCAGCACCTACGGCATCCCGTTCCTGACCGAAGCTGCCTGCAAGCAGGCGATGGTGCCCGTGGGCGATGCCCTCGACTACGACTACAGCATGGAATGCACCACCATGCCCGTTGAGGTGGAGATGCTGCCATGACCAACCTAGACAAGCGCATGCACTTCCGCTGCGGTGACTGCGAAACCAACTTCAGCACCCCCGACGCGGTCTTCCCGGTGGACACGCGGAAGCTGACCAAGCTGGTCCGTGAAACCAAATGCCCGAACTGCGGGGCCGGGTCGAAGCGGCTGTATCTGCGGGCGAATGTGAAGGAGGAGAAGACATGAGCGGAAAGAAGATCATCGCCGCCATGCGGGAGGCCGTAAGCATCGCGCAAGCTATGGCGAAACTCACCGACGAGGACCTGCTGCGGGAGCTGATCCGCCGCAACGGGATCGTGGAGGCA